ATGAAATTTATTTACTTCACGAGCCTGTACAATCAATCTTGCAATATCATGTTTGCAATTAACCAACCAATTCTGAGTAAATGATGGCTCCTTGGTTTTTTCAGTTCGTGGGTAATCTATTTTCAGCTTATCAAAAGCTCTGGCAACTTGGCGTGCTGCCCAAATGTCTATGTCTAATCCTGTTAATTTTTGTATTGCCAACAGCAATTCTTTCTCTTGGTGTTGCATTTGTTTACGCAATTGTTCAGCTAACTCCACTTCTACTCTTACCCCTCGTTGGCGCATTTTTATAAGAATAGGAATTAAATCTTTTTCTAATTCCCAAACAGTAGATAAACTTTGTGTTTGAATTTCTTGTTTAAATCTTTGCCATAACAATAAGGTAAGTCTTGCGTCTTGTTCTGCATAGTATCCAACATGTTCAGCGGGTAACATCCACATATCTTTTTTAGGATCCACACCATGAGCTGCCGCTGCTTCTTTTAAATCGGTTTCTGCTTTTATCTCACCTAAATAATCTATTGATAAACTATTTAATGAATACTGGTATCTATTCTCATCAATTAAAGCTGCTGCTATCATTGTATCTATTATCTCACCATTAACTTTTATACCAGACGCTTCAAGCCATCCTACATCGTATTGAGCATTATGAAATATTTTAGGACAAGGTAATGAACATATTTTTTTCATGTAAGCTTTAACTTGCTCCGGTATCATATTACCACCACCTAGATGACCAAACGGAAAGTAACCTTGCCATCCTTCTACTGCTACAGCAAAACCAACTATCTCACCTTTGTTAGTAGCCCATCCTGCTCCATAACCATTTGAGATACCATCATCTTTCGTTTCTAAGTCTATTGCAATCTCTTTAGCATGAGATAAATCTTTATACTCACCAGGTGTATTCCACATAGATTTTTTAAAAGTCATTGATAATTGTAAACTCACTGGGTGCCTTGTATTGAGTATCTTAATACAGTTGTCCAAGGATTAAAGTTATAATCTTTTACACAACCTGTTAAGATAAGAATGGAAATTATAAATATTAATTTAATCATTCATTTTCAAATGATTTATCTTCGCTAAAATTTTTTAGCTCATAATCATAAGAACCTTTCTCGTGTTCATCTGTTATCCATTTAGCAGAATTTTCTACCGACCATTTTCTAGTTCCAACTAATCTATGTATTGCGTTCTCATGGGGGTTGATACCCATAGATGGATCATAAATTTTTAATCTGTTGTTGGGTTGTATTGCATAGTTACCATCTTCTAATTCAATAACATGTCCACATTTATGTTGATCCGGCTTTTCAGAATAACCAAAATTTAATTCGTTAAAATCACCAGCGCACCAGTCAATGGTAAATAAATACTTGCCTTTTCTTTTTACTTTTCTTCTAGATGTATATTGCATTGTGCATCCAGCTATCTCATAAAATGTTGTGACAGATACATTATAACTAAAGCTATCCCACATAACTAACTCATCAAGAGGTAGTTCTTTAACTCCCGGTTCTTTACAAAATGCTGATATTGGAGCTCTCCACCATAAGCCACCATCTTCCATTAAAAAATGAAATAAAGGTACTTGATTTGGTATTGAACTAAATCCAAAGACTCCTACTTCAAAATATTTATCATGTGAATCTTTTTGATCTCTAAGGTAATTACCCCTTACATAACACTCTATGATAGGTATGTTTGCGTTTAAATATGCCATTATAATTTCCTTTTAAGTTCCTTTAAATATTGTTCATTCTCTCTTTCTTCTGGACTTTTTCTATTTATAACAAAGTAAGTAATTATCGCTCCTATTGTAACACAACCCATGCCATAAAAAAACATTCCAATTCCCATTGATGCTGTCATCTGTTCTCCTTTATATGTAAGTTACCTGCTATTGATATTCTTTTTTCGTCAGAATTGAAAGCTAAAACTTGGTGATTAAATGGAGCAGGAAAAAATATTACTTTGCCTTCGTAATCTTTATTTAACAAAATACTATCTTTACAAATTTGTCCCAATGTATTTGTATATACTATTTGAAAATTACCTTCTTTATTTTTTACATTGTTAGGTAAGGTAATCCAAAAAACAAAACTGTATACACCTTGATGATTATGTAATGGAATGATTTCATTTTTTAAATGTAAGTTAATCCAACATGGGCCCAAAGTTAACTTAAAATTTTCTTCATAGTATTTACCATAATTTTTTTCATAAAGTTTAGCTAACTCAAGAATATAATCTTGTATAAATTCTCTACTCTCCTTTACCTCAAAATGTCTAGGTACATTATGCCCTGTAATACCGGTTACCCATACATTGTCATCAGAGATATTTTTATCACATTCTGTTCTTAATTGTTCAAATAATTGATGTGGAGTTTGTCCAATAAAATATCCAAAGTTAAAAAAGTTATAACCTTCTATGTTATTTTTGCCTGGCATCTTTAATATGTGCAATTTCTAAATCACAATAATGTTTTATTTTTTCTAAATCTTCAACTGGCTTACCCTTTTTAATATATCTACAAACGTATTTAATAATATTTGCTTGTAATGGATTAAGGTTATTAGTCCTAATAAAAGTCCATGGTTGTATTTTAAAATTTTTATAATGGGATCCTCCGACTTGTTTGCCGTCTGGAAATGTCTGGTCAAATAATTCTTTATTTGTCATTTTTTTCTTGGACATAAATTAAATAGTCTGCACCTAATGGGTAGTTATATTTATAGTCAGTTCTTAATAAATGTAAAGTTTTTCTTGCTCTAGTTGAGCCTGTATACCAAACTTTTTTTTCGTTAATTTTTTCTTCTTTGTTTTTATTATTATAATGAGATGGATAGTTTCCCTTACTGTACAACACTACATTGTTTGCTTCTCCACCTTTGACTGAGTGTATTGTATCAATCGTGATCCGTGGGTCTTTATCTAATTCAGCTTGGCCATAACGTCTTAACAATCTAATAAAATGTCTTACTTGATTCGGTTTAAAGTTACGTCTCAATATCCAAAACCAATGTTTCTTTTTATCCTTATCTTCAAGAGTTAACCCACACCATTCTTTTAATTCTGTAAAATTGTACTCTCTAAAATCTGGTTCTTTCATCCAAAATTTATCTGATCTATAATCTGGTTTTTCTAATTCTCTAATGTATTGAAACATGTTCTTTGCTTGTCGTTTATCTATTTTTTTATTATTACTAATGGCAGTCCAAGCCTTAATTGCTAACCATTGTTTCTCATCAAAACATTTATTATCTTTATTATCTTTGTAATATAGTCCTGAGTCTTTGGCTAACATTCGTAATTCATTTACAGATTTATTTACTCTACCTAAAATAAACCAATCATCTTTTAATGTTTCAAAAGGTATTTCTTTAAATGATAAATAACTTTTTACATAGCCATCCTTATCACCAAACTCAAAATCTTTTTCTTCACTATCTAAAATTCCTCTCCTAATGATTTGAGAAAACTTATAAATGGCTTCACCAAATCTTCTTGTCTTTCTTAACTTTACTTTTCGACCCGGAAAAAATTTAGTAAAGTATTTAGGATCAGCTCCATTCCATTTGTATATCCCTTGATCATCATCACCAGCTAAATAAATTCTGTCTACTTTAAAAGCCATCTTATAAATAACAGACCATTGTAATGGCGTACAATCTTGTGCTTCATCTAGTATTAATATTTGTAATGGGGGAAACTCTATCTCAGCAATTGCTCTTTCAATCATATCATCAAAGTCAATAAAAGATCTTTCACCTCCAGCTTGTTTGTAATGTTCATATGTGCTTATCTTTCTTTTAAAAACTGTAAGTGAATCTTTTTTGTAGCTTTCTCTTTTGTATGCTTCTTCTGGGTCCAACAATAAATTTCTTGCTTTACTATAAATACCAAGAGACCAATCCTTGTATGTAAAGTTATCATCAGACAATCTAGTATCCGATGTTTTTATTATTTTAGTTTGTAATGCAAAATCAATTGTACAATGTTTAGGGTCAAATACTTCTTCAGCAAAATATCT